TAACTCATCACAACGCCTCCGGTTTGTGACGTGGAACCTGTCGGGTGATACTGAAATTCGAGGTGTCGGATCGTGAACAGTTCGTAGTTGTGAAACACTTTCGACCCCCACGGAAACATGATTGGGTTGCCAGGGTTCACATCGATGCTCGCGATAACAGGCTTGGTTCCCACAGTACTGCTCAGTGTGAGGTTTACAACTTCAGTGCGTCGGACCCTGGTTGTCATGGGTCCGCTGGTTTGGTGGAAAGTGCTACCAACCGCAGCTCCGACACTGGTCGCGACGGCGTTGTGGGTGCTTCGCGCTTCGACTCCGAGTGTGGGGTCGGCTTTGACAGCTTGGACGGTAGCTTGCGCTTTCCGAGTGGTTTGGCCCCACCCGGTTCTGCGTCCATCATTGAGCACGTGCGGTGCGGTTGGCGACGTCTTTCCTTCGTGGACGTCCTTGATGGACTTCGCGTGTTTGTTTGCATCTTTGAAGTAGTTGTGGTAGGCTTTCACGATCTTGTCGTACCCGCTGCTGATTTGGGCTCCGTTGTTGTATGCCCACTTTCCTCCGTGGTAAGCGAGTGCTGCAGCCTGTGCCGCGTTGGTCATGGTCGAACGTGGTCTGGCGACTTGCCTGTCCTGCCTCGCGCGGGGGCGGGGCCCACGCCTGTGTGGAACAACTTGGTGGTGTTGGTGTTGGGCACCCAGAGCGTTGGCGACGGTGGGTGATTTCGACTTGGGAGCTTGTTTGCTCTTTTGTTGAGTTTTGACTTGTTTCTTAGCAGACATTACGGGAACTAGTCAGTTAGTACCGTGTGTGTTTTATTCCGAGTTCCAACGATAAAACTCGGAATGGGACGCGCCGCTGCGCCCCGGGTTTGCCCTAATGGGCTTAGCGACCACCCTCTTTCGAGTGTGGTCGTCCGCGGCTTCCACGTCCCCCGCGGCCCGGTTTGGACCTGCCTCTGCCTCGGCGATTCGCTTTGGCTCTTGCGGGCTTATTCCGTCCTTTGGTGGGACCCCCCTTCGAGCCTAGCTTGGCTTTAGGAGGTGTTGACAACTTGTTGGTTGTGTCGGTTTCGTTGTGTACCGTGGAGTACCATTGCTCGGCGTTAGAGCTAGTGGAGACATCACGTGGTGATGGGGTTGCGGCGTTTGACGCAGGTGTTTTCTGGCGTCTTGCGGCTTGTTCCGCAGCTGCATCGCTGTCCGCTTTCAGCTGAGCTTGTTCAAGTGGACACCACTTGCGGCCTTCTTTCTCCGCTAGAAGCCGTTTCCGTTCGTCTTCCTCCCCGTAATTGTCGTACCACACTTTGTACTGTTTCGCAATTCGTTCAAATTCCGCCGCATCCTCCAACGTTTGTGCTTGGACTAACTCGAGAGGGAGGCTTGGTGGTGTGCGTGGACGCTTCGGGACAGGTGGGGGGAGCACGGTAGGAAGTGGTGGACGGTTGGTTGTCGCTGATGTTTGAGAGACTGGTGTCTTGGCCGCCGAGACAGCGTTCGCAACGTTCGTGGTTGCACGCTTCGCAGCTCGTCGCGATCGGGCCGTGTCCTTAGCAGTCCGCTTGAACATCACCCTCTTTTGAGATTTGGGGTCAGCATTGAGTTTGGTCCAAGTGAGCCACCCACCGTTGAGTTTATTCAGAGAGTTGAAACTCGTGTAGACTGGTACAGCCTTGTCCGCCTTCATCGTGTTTCTCCTTTTCTGTATTTGGGGCCAGTCTAACATGCCGGGTTGTGTCTTGTTAGTCTCCCACCGTTTCTTGATGTTTGCCAGGTGTTG